CCTGCATCATCGTTGTGGACTTTCTGAGTGGTTTCGGGAGAGGCCATCCTCCCTCATCAGCTTCCTGGCTGGAAAGTAAGTGCAACAATACATCGCAAAGCGGTTGTCGCTGCCCGACTATAATCGGGACAGAGGCGTCACCATTTAGAATACGCCTGACGCTGGCGCGGAAGAGAGACTAACTAGACGACTATTACAGACATGAAAACTACAACATACTGCAGTGCTTGTTGGTGGACAAAGTCATTGGGACAACACTACCTCTCGTGCATCTCGACCCGCAGGGATTAACACAATCGGTGTGCGGCCTCACTGTTGTCCACACGAGGCAAGCAGGCTTACCGGTTGTTCCATCCGGTCTTCCTCTTGCTCTTCTCCTTCTCTTCAACTGGTTGCCCACGCCCATCACGCTGCCTTGATTCACGGTCACTCCGGCTCTGGCCGGCGCCTTTCTGTTGGTTCTTGATCTGCGTGATGGTAGGTGGCGGGCGATCCAGCCCTGATGCCTTAGCACTCGTGGCCTTCATGGGGTGATGCACAGTGTCCAACATACGAATACCCATGGCAAGCGCATTGCCCGCGGCGGGGTTGATGTTGGACAAAAGGCTCGGCCCGAACTTCTTAGCTGCATTGATCACCGCATTCAAAATTTTCCCATGCTCCGGGTTCTCGAAGAAGAACCCGACTGACGCAAGAGCCATCTGGGCAGTGTGCAAAGACTCGAGACTCATAGTGCACATACCAATAGGGAAAAGTGCGGAAGATGTTCGGAACTCAATCTGCCAATCAATGTTTGCAGCAATGGTCTCCGTGACTGCACCTGGGGTGGCAAACAAGTGGTTCACCAAAGAGGTGTTGTCGAGCCGGTAAACGGGGCACTGTTTGCCCACACCGGCATTAGGGAGAGTGTAATCCCAGAATTCGGCCATGTCGGTGCTAGGAGGTGTGTAAGTGTAGGCACCAGTCTCAAACGGCAAATAGGCCTTTTCCGCAGGATGCAAAGTGTTGATGTAATCAACATCAACCAACCAGGGGTTGGCCACCTGAGGTGGCACACGACCACACAAAATTGTACCACCCTTGTTCAAAACGGCAGTCACATTGGTGAACAGCCCACCAACTGCGGTCACCCGGGTGGAGTACCAGGGTAACTGCGAGTTGATGAACTCTGCGGGCTTGCACATGGGATACATCATGGCTGTGGTGGATGTGGTGGTGAAGTTGAGCGTTCCTGCATTTGTGGTGCCTGGTGTAAAGGTAGAAGCGGTCCCTGACGAAACGGCCACCGAGACAACGTAGTTCGGCGGAACCACATTGGCAACTGAGGAGCCAGTGGAAATGGAACTGACCCTGATCCACAGGCCGTCGCCTCCGGCGGTAAAGCCGGTGTCACCAGAGCTGGTTGCAGCCCCAATGATGACCGTCGCTGAAGCGGTGTAAACCTCCCCTGGAGAGGTCCAATGGTCATAATTGACGGTGACAGCCTGGTTATTCGTGAAGGAAACGCCCCCCGAGGAGACTATGAACCTGCAGCGACCACCCTTCGGAACAAACATATAGGTGCCTGGCCCGCTGCTTGTATCAACAGCCAAGAGCGGGTAGGCGAATGGTGGTTCAGAACTCCCCGTGATGGCGGGGACGTAAAGGGTGGCTGCCGCATTCCCAAGCTGGTAGTCATAGATGGCAATCTCCGTGGGGAAAGTTGAAATTGCGGTTTGTGCGGCAAAGGTGCTGGCTGCTGTGGTTTGCCACGAGACCATGTAGCTCCAAACCGCGGTGGGAACTTGGGTTGCCCACGCTGGCCAACCAGCTTGGCGCGACAAAATGATATGCGTCGTCGTCGAGGCTGGCGCACTGAGGGAGACCGGGGCGTTGAAGCCCATCACAGCGGTCCGTTCCAGTGCAGGGTAAGATGGAAACCGACAAGGTGCATGCATGCCCGGGAGGGCAATGCTTCGTGCCAGACCCTGCAACTGCAAAGCAGGGTGAGATGGTGGCAATACATTGTAGCCTTGTTGCAAGGTATCCATTTGTAATGATACTCAAATTTTAATGGAATTGGTAATGATTTCCGGGCCTGGAGTATCACAATTCGTCCACTGCCACCATGTGTCTCAACAGCCAGTGATCCAAGACACACGGTGTTCCGCCGGATGCGCGGATTGTTCGTACCACATGGGAGATGCACTCAACAACATCTCCAGGTGTGACGCAAAGGGACTCCAAACCCCCCGCTGTCAAATCACCACGGCAAGAATCGGCCTCGATGGAGTAGGCTCGCGCTATAGAAGCGATTGCCTGAGCGTCATAGTGCTTAGGTCCAAACCTCCCTAACTGTTGCCAGGGACGGTGCTCGAAATCAGCCTTGAACGCATTCACCTTCGATCCTTTCCTTGCTGCAAGCCATTCCCTTGCGATGTCACTCAATATGGGAACATGGGCAGAGACGGTGGACACCATCTCGCAGATCCCATTGAAATGGGCACCAGGGTCGCCAGAGAGACCGCGTTGGTACCCCATCTTGTACAGACACCGACCAAGGGTTTTGGCCCAATACCAAGCCCCACCGACCTGAATGGGCCGGTGGCCAAGGAAAACTGCATCCTCAAACCTGTGGGAGCAGAACATCTTGGCCTTGAAGCCGAACATGGTGAGATTAGCCCTGGCGCGGTTGATGAATCCTCGCGCCTCGGGCTCTGACACAGGGGGAAGGAATCCTAGCGCATCATCCCCACAGACTCCCAGCTGCAGGTCATTCTTGATCAGTTCAAGATGCGCTCTAGTCACCCTACTTAGTGGTACTTTGAACCAGGCCGCAGTCACGGACAATAGCATAGCCACACCATTCAAAATGGCATTAGCAAGAGCTGTATCGTCGCGACCGCTTGCGTTCATCACACGCCCCTGGTATTTGAGGTCCCCAATGGTACCATTTGGGGTCCTCCACACGTCCAGAACCTTATTGAACCAAACGTCATGCTTATACTGGCCATAGAAGGCCTCAACGAAGGCCCACGTTTCACTATTGTGTGAAGCATCAAACATGCTGTAATCTGACCAGAAGCACAGCCTGCATCCAAAAGAAGTAGCCCTCGCTAGCCACGCCTGGACGTAGTCGGGATCACATCC